ATTGTCGCCTTTTCATATTCGTGATTCTCTAAATCTTGTGCAAATGCATAAAACATTTCTGAGGTTTGTTCTGGTCCCAATATATCCAGATAAATTGTCTTAGCTACAACCAACAATGACGCACTTAACGCCATTGGGTCTTGCGGATGTTGATCCGCAAAAGCAAACACTTCATCTAAAATCTTTTTAGGTTTATTATTTTTTCCGTTTTTTAACAGTTTTTTTCCTTTTTTTAACAATATAGCCTCCATCCTTTGCCATGTAGCCCGACACTTTAGCACCTTTCATTAACTGTTTTCTCATTGATGCTGGATCTCCAACTCTAGTACCAAGTTTTTTCTTATATTTTTTTTGTAATTGTCTAATTACATCTTTACTTAGTCTCATGTTCATTGTTTTCGTCCTCTTTGACCTGCTAAAGTTACTTCTGCTCTAAGATCCGCTTGATCTTCTTGGCTTTGTAGCTTTTCTTTGTCCATTTGGTCCTTTTGTTCAAGTTTTTTACCTTCAAAATTAAGTTTTTCAACGTCTAGCTCAAGTTTTTTATCATCATTTTCTTTATTTTGCTGTATTTCTTGTGCACGAAGGTTAAGTTCTTGTTGTTTTAAGTCAATAAGTGGGTCAGAGTTTTGTCCTTCAAGATATTCTTGCTCTTCTGCCACTAATTTTTCCGTTATTTCCACAATCTTTTCTGCAATTTCATTTTCATTTTGCATTTGAAACTGTTGCATTAGTTCTTGTGGTATTTCTCCACCAAATTGTTGTGCTTGTTCTTCCATAACCTGTGCATTTTTCTGTGTTATCT